CACCTGGTGTATCAACATCTTTGAATTCTCCAGGTTGTATTGGTGAAGCGTCGTCTTTGACTCTGACACCTCTCTGTTTAAATCCGGCCGGTAAATTTGATAATGTTCCTGCGTCTAATAATTGACGGAGAGCAGACGTTGCCGTTCTGCTCAATCCGCCAATCATGTGAATGAGTCCAAAGCCATAAAATCCTAGTCCTGGCAGAAATTTGAAGTGGACAAAGTATTGGATTTTATTTTTCAATGGATCATTGGGCGCAAAGTTTCGTCTAATAGACAAAACTTTTTGACTACCTTCTTCAATTGTTATGACGTAAGGTAATTTTATTCCTGTTGGTTGACCGTCTTGACCAACATCTTCGAAGCCTTCTAAATCTAAGTTAACGTGAAACTCTAATAGAGTATACATCGCTTCCATTCTTGCAGATTTAGTTGTTCCTTCTAATTCTCTTTCCTTCTCCGCAACCTTGTCTGCATCAGATGCAGGTGAAGGTTTGGAGAGTTCGATATCTGAATAAAAACCATTTATCTGTTGTTTACGTAAATCGTTTTCAGATATTTTTATTACATGGACGACTGCTTCCGCATCATCTAATGAGGTAGCTGTATACGGAACGACCAGATCGTCTGCAGGGATGAACTTAGAAACAGCTCTCCCTAGTAAATCATCATAATAAACTTTTTTAAATGTAGAACCTGCTAATGGTAAATGAAATAACATTTGATCAAACTCTGATTCGTATTCTTTCATTTGATCCATTAATTGAAAATTCATAAAATCTTTAACTCTTTGTGATTGAGCTTCTTTTGCAGGATTAGATATTCCAATTATTTGTGTTCTAACTGGTCCATCTGCTGGCATTAATTCTTTGTAAGCTAACGCTTGAAATTGTGTTACGGCTTCAGCTAACACTGGGTGTGTTGCACCTGAAGCACCTTGGAATGGCTCATTACGGTTTTCGTATTTAAAACCTAATAAATCTAAACCATTTATGTAAGATTGCTCCCAATCTTTTCTAGACATTTTGTAATCCATGTAGTTGCCTTTTAGTTCAGAACCGATTGGATCTAAAACATCTTCTGGTAATATGTCTGCTAAGTTATCAAAGTGTGATTGTGAACTTGCTTGGTTAATGGAACTTGGTTCAAAGTCAATTGTTGCACCACCATCTTCATCTGGTGTTACTTCTACTGGACCTTTTTGTTCTTGTTGTTCCGTAACATCGACTTCTTGTTCCGGTGCCGGAACTTTTAGTTCAGTACGAGTGTTAGGGAGTCCCTTATCTATTTCTGCCATTTATACTCCTAAAGTTTTCTACCATTATTATACAAAGAACGCAAGCCTTGAGACATGGGCCCTGATTCTGGTGGTATTGTGTTAGTTAAATTAGCTAGACCACCTGATGCAAAACCAAATGGATACATATATCTATTTTCTCTAGCAAACAAAACACCTGGATTAGCATTTTTTAATGCAAGATCCATACCTCTAGCTTTTGCTATTGCATCTTGTCTTGATTCTTCTGTCCTAGGTAAAATTTTACCAAAAATTTTAGGACCAGATGATGTTAATTGATCTATAGTAATTAAATCTTGAGCTTTTTTTAAAGCTTTAGCACCAGCGTCATAATCAACATTCATTAATCTTCGTTCTGTTCCGGTTCTCGCTAAATCTTGTATATCTGCTCTTACTGCATCAGCTTCTTTTTGTCTTTTATCAACAACCGCAGGAAAAAATTTTTTTGCTTCTTCTAATTTTTGTTTTGTCATTTGATCTTTAACAAAAAGATTATCTGCTCTATCTATGTCACTTAATGCTGATTCATAAGCTGCAATTTTACCCATTTCTTTTTCACTCATAGCACGAAACGCTTGACTTGGAGGGCCTCCACCAATACCTCTAAGTCTTTTATTTCTTTCCTCTATAGAATCTATTTTTAATTTAGGACCAAGTGCATAATTAAAAAAATTGTCACCAACTGCTTCTTTAAATGTTTTACCTTTTGATAACATGTCATAACCAACCATTCCTGCTTCTGCTGCTGCAGTAAATGCTAACGCTACTGGACCGAACAAACCTCTAAGTGATACAGCGTCTTTTAAAAATCTACCTGATTTTAAAATTGAATTAGCCAATATTTGTTCGTTTTTATTTGCTCCACCTTTTAAAAGTATTTGTTCTAATTTTTTTGATCCTTTTCGTGCACATTTAGTTAATGTTGCACCACCATTGCTCATTAAAATTCTGCCACCAGCTGCTTTACCACAACCTAATCTTTCTAAATAAGAAGTAACTGTTTTAACATTAAAATCTTTTCCTTTAGCATATTTTAAAGCTCCTTTTTCAATTGCTGCAAACTGTTTTTCAGGATCTATAAAACCACCACCAACAACTTTACCATCAAAATCTAAAATCTTAGCTCCATAGTTTTTTAATTGAGCTTTTTCTTTTATAGTTAATGCTCTTGCTGGATTGTTAGGTGTGCCTTTAACTATGTTTTCAAGTTTTATAATATCTGAATTAACAGCTCCCGTTAACAATTGTATATCTTTTGTAGCTGCAGCTCTGAGTAAGTTTTGATCTCCTACTCCTTTTGTATGGTGTATAACAATTTGTCTTTTAATTAATTCTGTAGGAGATGTTTTCGCAAGAGTGCTATAATATCTTTGGTGACTTAAAACATCATTTAGTGTAAGATTACGTTTTCCTTCCAATAATTTAGTAATTCCTTTATCATCTAATATTTTTTGAAGAACTTTATCAGGTTTTTCTTTAACTCCATCTGCTATTTTTATAAATTTACTGACTTTATTAAAGTCTCCATGAAGCCTCCACTCTGTACCATCTCCATATTCATTAAAAGCTTTTTTTGTACCATAATAAATATTACCTTTTCCTGCTGCAGTGTTATCTTTAAAACCTACTATAATACCTTTTTTATTTTTAATTGGTTGATAAGTTAAATCAGCATATTTAACTTTGTTTTTTAATTCATTTTCATACAACCTGTTCATAGAGCCCATCATCCAACCTTCAGGACCAGAAAAGTTTGCTGCTATGGTATATTTTTGTTTATCTCCTAATCTACTTTTTATTTGAGCATAAAGTCTTGGGTGTTTATCTGATGAAAATCCAAATTTATGTTGTTTAAAATTCCAATCTTTTACACCTTCTGGTAAATCAAAATTGTCTAATATAATTGTTTTTTGTTTTTTGTTTAAAGGTTTAAAATCAGTTCCCTGTTTAATGTCTTTTATTATTTCTAAATTAGGAAACTTTTTTTTAATTTTATTAGCGTCATAGTTTTCATAACCAATATCATCTAAAATAAAATCTCTTAAAACAGATGCTTTAATTTTTTTCTTTTTACTTAAAAAGTTTTTTAATTTTGTTTCTCTTTCTTTTGCAAGTTTACCTGACTTAGTTAATATTCTTGGATTAGCTAAATTATACCTTCTCATGTATTCTCTTTGATCTAACCCAGAGCCATATATTGGTTCTTGAATACCTGTCTTAAATGGTATTTTTCTTTTTTGATCTCTAAATTTTCTAGCTGCTTTTAAAGCCTCCGATGCATTTTTATAATTTTCTTTACGAAAAGTTTTATTAAAAACTTGTGGACCTCTTTGAACAGCAACTTCGTAAGCATTGCCTGTTGGAGTTAATCTAATGTTAGCCTCTACAGGATCACCAGCATACCCAGGTCTCGATCCATCAACCGATGGTGCAACTAACTGACCACCATTTGCTTTTGGATTACGAATATCAAAATCTTGAAACATTTGTAGTTCTAAGGCTTTTGGTGGTCTTTCTAATTTATCAGCTGTAGTAATGACATCTTCACCATACATCTCTTGCATTTGTTTTATGTATTCTAATATATCCATTATTCACCTAACATTCTTGCAATACCACCGGATGCAAAGTCACCTTCACCATATTTATTTACTATATAATCTGATTGTGCTGACGTATCGTGTGTAAATTTTTCAAAATTCTCTTGTTTCTTTTTTGCTTTAATAGCTTTTTTTCCAGTTAGTTTTTTACCAGTTGCAAATTCTTCTAATACACTAACGTCTTGCATCAAGTCATCAACATTATTAACCATACGCTCACCATCAAATTCTATATCACCATCTTGGTTTGCAACACGGGGCTCTGATTCATATGCTTCAAATTCTGCTTTAGTTTTACCACCTCTTCGTTGCACAAAGCCTTCTTTAGTTTTTATAAGAGTAGGCTCTATATCTTCAGGACCTTTAACAATTAAATCTATTTGATCAGGATCATTTACTGCTCTTGAAATATTTCCTTTTTCATAAGGTTTGTTTGGATCTATTTTTAGTTTTGACCCAAAGTTAACTCTTACAGTATTTGTATCTAAATCTCTGTAAACGGTAGCTTCTGCAAAATCATTTATTTGTTTAGTGTTAACTAATTCTCGTTCTTTAGTTGCAAATTTTTTAGTTACATCTTCACCTTTAAGAATAACTTTGTTTACAAGGGCATCGAACCATGCTGGTTTACCTGCAACGTTTGGTGTTGTTACAACTTCTTTCGCA